GGAGGGTACTGGGTGGATGTACAGGGGGTGGAGGGGGAGGGGGCGGGGACCAAGGACCGAGGGTCAAAAAGGGGAAAAATGGGCCAAAAGTGAATACTTTGGTTTAGGTGCTATAGAACTTTTAGGGGTAAGGGGTGTTTTTTTTTTTATTTTTGTGAGATTTGGCGTAATGGACGTAATGGTGTAATAAGTCAATGAAATCAATACTTTATGAGCACACGTTAAATTACGTCTTTGTCATAGAAGTAATTTTTTCAGGGGGGCTCCGCGAGATGAATTGTTGAAAAATTAATTTACCCTATACCCTCCAAAAGTTCTATAGGAACCCTGAAAAGGGATTTGGAGGTTGACTCTGGATGAGACACTCGTTATACTCGTGGTAGTTCTTTTACGGGAGTTAACGATGGTACAAATCGATCAGGGAATAGCCCTGCCCACCAACCGATCCAAATACCCATTCAATGAGATGGAAGAGGGCGACAGCATCCTGTTCAAGCAGCGCAAGCAAGCGGAGAGCTGCCGTGTGGCTGCCCTTCGTTTCACACGTGTGCATAAGCCTGATTGGGTGTTCACCCTTCGCAAGGTGGACGAGGGTTGGCGTTTGTGGAGAATCAGCTAATGGCCAAGAAAGACGTTTGGAATGTTCCCCCTGTCATGCCTGACAAGGCACAGAAACGAATGTCTACTGAAGTGGCTCCGCTGCGGCAGCAGCGCAGAAAGCTGACGGCCAAGGAGTGGACCTTCGTTACCGAGCTTGTGAGTGGCGATGGCCGCACCACAATGAAAGACGCTGCCATTAAAGCTGGGTATAAACCCAGTAGCGCGTCTGTGATGGCATGGAAGCTTACAAACCCTGATATCAATCCCCATGTGGTGGCTGCCATTCAGGCCTATCGTGCTGACTTGGCATCCAAATACAACACGTCGTATGAGCGCCACATGCGTGACTTGCAGATCATTCGCGACAAGGCCTTGGATGCCGGTGCATTTGCTGCAGCCGTCCAAGCAGAGTATCGTAGGGGCCAAGCCTTGGGAACGATCTATGTGGAGCGCAAAGAGATCCGCCATGGCACGATTGACAGCATGAGCAAGGAAGAGGTGCAGCGCAAGCTTGACGAGCTTAAAAAGCTGTATGGTGGGCCTCCACCTACCGCCTTGATCGATGCAGACACAGGAGTTGTGATTGACAGTGCAGCAAGAGAAAAAGATCCCGAGTTCGACGCGGGAGTGGAGCAGCCTCCGCTTGACATCTTTGAGCGAGGTTTGGGGGGATCAGATGACGCCTGAAGCTAGGTTTTCGGCTAGGGTGAAAGCCGGCCTTGTCAATTGCGCAGTTGAACGCATTGAGAATCGTGTCAACCTTGGCATTCCTGACATGTTGGTGGGTGTCGGGGAATACTTTGTTCTGATGGAATTGAAAGTGGTGACCAAGGGCTTGAAAGTGGGATTGCGTCCCCATCAAATTGCCTTCATGACTCGGCATTCGGCCAAGGATAGGCCTTGCTTCATTCTTGTTCTTGACATGGGTAATACACTACGACCTTCGACCATTCGCTTGTACGAGGGCAGCGCTGCTATGGAATTGGCTGCAGAGGGCATAAAGCTTGAGCCCTTGAAGTGTTGGCCCTCTCGGGGCATGCCATGGGCAGAACTAGAGGAAACCCTAGGTTTAGTAAAATAAATGTAAAAAGGTGTTGCAAGGTGTCAAAACCTTGCTATACTGGCGATGCCGGTGCTTGATCCGGTGCTTAGAAAGGATAGAGAAATGGACAACAAAGTCATTGAAGAGATATTTGAGGCTGATGCAGCCGGTTGGACGATCACAGAAATTGCGAATGATCTAAAAATTTCTCGACAGGAAATAATCGACCTGTATTTGCAGTATGAGAGATATGTTCCCGCTGATCCAGAATTGAACACGTAACTTAGAAAGGATAGAGAGATGAAGACGTATAACGTGAAAATGAGCTATTACCAGTACTACCATGCGACGGTGCAGGCTCAAGATTTTGATCAAGCCACAGAGAAAGCAAAAGCTTTAATGTTGGATGATTGCAGGCGAGATGAGTATGGCGAGTGGGAAGTTTATTCAATTGAAGAAAAAGTGCCGCGCGACCTTACAGCTGAAGAGAATGCTTTTCTTGAGGCATATCTGAATTGTGTGGCCATCGCTGAGCGTGAAGACGTTGAGCGCTTTTTGCTTGCCGACAGTGAAGAGCGCAGCAGCAATGCGTTTTATGACTCTATGTCTGACGTTTACTCGTCAATCTGTGATGCCAAAGAAGTTTGGTATGCCGCGATGCAATTTGCAAAGGAGACCACAAAATGAAAGTATCTGAATTAATGGCTGCGCTTGCTGATTTGCCGCAAGATTTGCCCATTGTGATTTGGGATGCCGGCACCCGTTTAGGGCTTGCTCATGTTGACGATAGCTTTATCGAAGACGATTATCCGCGTGTTGAGTTCAACACCGACCGCGACGACTAATTTTAGAAAGGATAGAAAATGGCTCGTTTTGTTTATCAAGTTTGCTTTCCTGATTCGCGGACTGTTGTTCGCTCTTTTCCTTCGCTCATTCGCGCTCGCTCTTTTTTGCGCACGATGTCCGCGGACGATGTCCCTTTTATTGTGATGCCATGGGATGAAAACAAAATTCCACTGATCAAAAGGGTATCGAAAACCCCTAAAAAATATATCAATGGGCCGTCAGTAAATGTTGATATACTGGGCCCCTCACAACAGAAAGGATAGAGCAAAATGCTAAAAACAGTACAAATCAGCGCCAACAGCAAAACCGGCCCAATAGCTGTCACTTACCGCAGCGGAGAGCATGAAACATACGGCACGTGCCCGACAAGCTGCAGCTTACACCCGAAAAGTGAAACCGGCACGGCCCAAATTGACAGTGAATATCTACAGGCCGTTTTTGACAGCGTGCCACGTGGTGGCCAAGCATGGACCTATTCGCATTTTTCAGCTGAAGCCTTGCCATTACCGCAGCCAAATAAAACAGTTATAAATGCAAGCTGCGATAATGTGGCTGATGCTGTCCGAGCAGTGGAATTAGGCCGGCCCGCTGTGTATGCTGCGCCCCTTGAATCAGCGGATCAGTGGCCGCGAAAAATTCACGGTGTGCAATTTGCCCGCTGCCCTGCAGAATTGGCCGAAAATTTCAGCTGCCAACAGTGCGGCGGTGGCCGGCCATTGTGTGCACGTGGTGCCCGTGAATTCGTCGTTGTTTTTGTTGCCCATGGCACGGGAAAAAAGAAAGTTGGAAAGGATGAAAAGGGGGGCTGCTATGCTGCGAGCGGCCCGACAGCGATTCAATGGCATAACACTAGAAAAAAGGGCGCGTCTAATGATGCTGCAGCCCTTCGCGTTTTTGTTCGTGGTTTGCCTTATGGCTCATTTTTGCGCCACCATATCGCGGGCGATGTTGGCCTAGAAGTGGGGGCCCTGTGATAATTGGAATAATCATAATTTTGGTTTTGGTGTGGTGGTTTTTGGATAATTATGGATAACCCCTAGAAAATAAATTGTAAAAACGTAAAGAAAACGTAAAAATGCACTACAATTCAAGCACTGGCACAAATAGCCGGTTTTTATCAACTCAGAAAGGATAGCGAAATGGCTCACATGATCGACACAACTACAGGCACCGCGGCAATTGCATACAGCGGCCAAGCCCCTTGGCATAAGTTAGGGCAACAGCTGACAGCGGGCGCCACAATTGAACAATGGACACAACAGGCCGGCTTAGCTTATGACGTATTAGAAAGCCCTGTTTTATTTAACACACCGGCCACCAGTGCCCCTCAAGCTTGGCCTGATAGAAAGGTTTTACATAGAAGCGACACGGGCGCGCCCTTGGCCGTAGTGTCACAGGGTTATAACGTGGTGCAGCCCTCCGAAGTTATGGGGTTTTTTAGTAAGTTGGTAGACCTTGGCGGGTTTACCATGGAGACAGCCGGAGCCCTCAGTTATGGCCGGAGGGTTTGGGCACTAGCCAAAGTGAGCGAGGGGGCCGAAGTAGTCGAGGGTGATACAGTGCGCCCTTATGTTTTGCTCGGCACGTCATACGACGGGACAATGGCCACCATCGCAAAATTTACAAGTGTTCGCGTAGTGTGCAACAACACAATTACGGCAGCGGTAAATAACAGCGAATCACAAATTAGGGTTTTGCATAGCGAGCGATTCGACGCGGACAATGTCCGGCTTCAACTTGGCATTGTCGCGAATCAATGGGAGCGCTTTTTAGTGCAATCCCGCAAGTTGGCGGGCGAATCAATGACAGCAGAAGAGGCCGATTCTTTTGTCACTGAATTATTGAAGCCTTACCACACTGGCAAAATTGCCATTAATGAATCGCGCGCATTCAAGCGAATCATTGAATTATTTAATGGGCGCGCCATTGGATCGGATATTAAGGGTGTAGCCGGCACGCGATGGGCGGCCCTGAATGCTGTTACTGAATTAGTTGATCACGAGCGAGGCCGATCAGACAATACCCGCATTGAATCAGCTTGGTTTGGTACGGGTGCGGCCCTTAAAAATAGGGCTTTAGAATTGCTGTCCGCTTAACCAGTGGAATTAGCCGACCGATCGGTCAGGTTTTCGCTCTTAAAACGGGCGTTTTCCCGACCGATCGGTTGGTTAATGAAAACCCTATAAACTAGGCCCCCGATCCCTCGCCCTCGCTGTCCTAAACGTGGCTTTTGGCCCGTGGCGCGTGCGTCGCGGGCCTTTTGTTTTGCTTCATGGGCCTTGGCCCTTGGCCCATGGCCCGCGGGCCGTTAGGCCCGCGGGTTTTTCTTTTCGGCTGCCTGTTTTTTTCCTTGATTTTTTCCCTTGATTGGTGGTGGCGGGGGTGGGTGGGCCCGCTGATCTTTTTTGTTTTTATTTGTTGCAAGTGGCTGGCGCAGTGCTATAATTTAGGCTCAACTTAGAAAGGATAGAGAAATGCTTGATCCAGTACTGCGGGCCAAAGCCCTTGAACTATTGCCCGACAATCATGAAAATGACATTGGCTTTTTGCTAGGCCTTGGCCGTGACTTTGACGCTATGCTTGAGGGCCGGCAATATTGCCGTGACATTTACTTAAATGAATTTGGCTATTCGGTGCATGATTTTTCGCCCAAAGATTTGGCCATCATGTGGGACGGGGATGACGGGTGGGGGATCTTTGCCGACAATGGCTTGGAATGGATTGACGAGACCGGCAATAATCTTGTCTTTGCAACAGAGGCCGAGGCCGCTGAATATTTAGACGAAGTAATAGCAAAAGAATTACAAAAAGAAGTTGAAAAGATCAGTAAATAACGTGCTATAATTCACCCACTGGATCAGCGGATCTAGTGAACTTAAACCCTAGAAAGGATAGAGAAATGACAAGCCCAGTAACCCCGTTTCGCAATGGAATGTTTGGCTCACGTGCAACTGTTCAGGAAGCATTGGACTATTGTGAAAGCCTGATCAATACTTTGGCTCAGACCGATCAAGTTGGCATCCGTGTTGGTTTAGGTGTTTTGCTAAACACCATTGATAATGTAGTGACCCAGTCACAGGGTCCGAAGCCGATCAACGATCAGGCTGATTTACTTATCCAGTTGAGCGGCATGTATGACAAGCTTGTCCGCGATGTGGTTGGCGAAGTAGAAGCCAAGATCATGACCAACGATAAGATTGACGAATCAATTGAAGACTGGATGAAGCACAATCTGCGCGACAAGGTCATGGACATGCTGTCTATGGATGATGTCGATGACCAGATCTCCAACTGGATGTCGAACAACTTTGACCTTGATGACTACAATGTTGACGGGGCAATTGAATCGTGGATGGACAACAACATAGACGATAAAGTTTATGATGCGGTCAACAGTATTTCATTCACTGTTGAAATTGGCCGATAATATCGTGTTATAATTCAAGCTCTAGACCAGCCGGTCTAGAGCAACTTAAACCCTAGAAAGAAGAGAGAACATCATGACTAAAGTCATTACATTAGACGGCCAACGTTATGCATTACCTGAGGGAATGCCATCCAAAGACGTTCAGGCTTTGGCCGGTTTCTTAATCACACTCACTAAGATCGACAGTGAGTGGTCATGGTCTTCAGGCGATGAGACCAACTGGTACTACCCAACAACTGGTGCAAGCATCAGTGTAGAAGACATGGTCCTAACCACACGGGCCGAAGCCAAATCCAAAGCGGCCACGGCCCGTGCTGATTATGAAGCTAAGAAATTAGCGAAAGAAAAGGCAGAGGCCGGTGATCTAGTTGGCCTACACGTGACCCAGTAAGTGCTGGTCAAGGTTGTATGTACATACAACCTTAGGATCACAAACAGGCAGCCGATTCGGCTGCCTGTTTTTTTGACTGGTGGTCTACCCTACTGGGTAGAGTATGACAGGGCCCTAGGGCCCTGTATGCTTAGCATGTTATCCCCTCTCGCGCTATCGGTGTTTTCCCTTACTCTTAATTTTTTCCCTCATGGTGGTGGCGGGGGTGGGTGGGCCCGCCTGTTACCTTTGTCTATGTATTTAGGTCACTTACGTTTAGGGGGGAGGGCCATTTTAGGTACGTCAAGCGCAAGCGAAACCTTCGCCCTGTTTCTGCCAAATTTAGAACCTTTTTAAACTTGGCCTCCCCAAAACACCCCCCTTGTTGTTTTAAATGCAAATGGGGGTTATATTTATGCAAATTTCAAAACGTGGCCCGTGTTCCACGTGAAACAAAACATGCCCAATAATTCAAGCACCCCCGACATCCAAGAAGAACAGCTTCGCCTAGAGCTCCGCCTCAAACTCTTGGAGGCCCAAGAACGTGCAACTTCAGACTTCCTGTCCTTCTGTCAGTACGTGTGGCCGGAAATGTTGGTCGGGGAGCATCACAAACGTATTGCCAAAGCTTTGGACAGAGTCATTTCTGGCGAGTGCAAACGCCTGATGATCGCGATGCCGCCCCGTCATGGTAAGTCACAGATGGGCAGTTATCTGTTCCCAGCGTATTTGATGGGCAAGATGCCTGACACCAAGCTGATCGTGGGATCGCACACCGCGGAACTTGCGCAACGTTTCGGTAGGATGATCCGTAATCTGGTGGATGACGAGAGATATAAGGAGTTGTTCCCAAAGATGGCTCTGTCAGTTGACAGTAAGGCTGCCGGACGGTGGAACACGGCCCAAGGAGGTGAAGCCTTCTTTATCGGTAAGGGCGGCGCGATGACTGGTCGTGGCGGCAATGTTGTTGTGCTGGACGATATTTTGGACGAGCAGGATGCTGTGTCTGAAACGGCGATGGAGAATACGTGGGAGTGGTACACGTCGGGTCCTCGGCAGCGATTGCAGCCGGGTGGTGCAATCATTGTGATTAACACGCGATGGAAAACAGACGATCTTTCGGGGCGCTTGCTCAAGCAGCAGGGTTATTTGAAGTCAGACCAGTGGGAGATCTTGGAGTTCCCCGCCATTCTGCCGTCCGGAAAGCCCCTGTGGCCAGATTACTGGAGCCTCGACGAGTTGGAGAAGGTCAAAGTCAGCATTGGCCTAAAGAAATGGAACGCCCAGTGGCAGCAGCAGCCGACGAATGATGAGGGTGCGATCCTCAAACGCAACTGGTGGAGGAAGTGGAAGTACGATGAGCCTCCTGTTTGTGAGTATCTAATTCAGGTATACGACACGGCGTACTCTAAGAAAGAGACTGCTGACTTTTCTGTTATCTCGACGTGGGGTGTGTTCTATCCTGATGCTGATTCTGGCGCCAATTTGATGCTGTTAAACGTGCGAAAGGGTCGGTGGGACTTCCCTGAGCTAAAGCGGATGGCAAAGGATGAGTATCAGTATTGGAAACCTGACAATGTTTTGATTGAAGCGAAGGCGACTGGTACTCCGCTGCAGCAGGAACTGCGTCGTCTGGGCATTCCTGTCACGATGTTTTCGCCGGGCGGAAGAAGGTCTGGTCAGGATAAAGTGTCCCGCGCCAATGCTGTTGCTCCTTTGCTAGAGTCCGGCATGATCTGGTATCCTGAAGGGAAAGAGTGGGCCGAGGACCTTGTAGAGGAATGCGCGGCTTTTCCTAATGGGAACAATGATGACCAAGTGGATACTGCGGTGATGGCTTGGACGAGATTTCGTGCGGGCAATTTTATTGCGTTGGACACGGACGAGGTGGATGATACGGAGCCCAATACATCTCCTGTTGAGTATTATTGAAATGCCGCATAAAATGTCTTGAATATTTGATCAAGGACCTCGGACCATGGCCGCTCAAAGCAATGCCCAACAGACATTTGAAGAGTTAGTTGCTGCTGTCAAGCAAGCGGAGAGCCGTGGCAAGCGGTACGCGGCAGATGGTAAGACTTTGACCACCAGCCCCAAGGGTGCTTTGGGTGAAATGCAGGTGATGCCTAAGACGATCAAGGATCCCGGCTTTGGTGTTATCCCTGCAAAAGACGCATCTCCTGACGAAATTGCAAGGGTTGGCGTGGATTATTTGCAGGCCATGACGCAAAAGTATGGGGATACTGAGAAGGCTTTGATTGCGTATAACTGGGGCCCGGGGTCCACGGACAAATGGATTGCTTCTGGTGCTGATCCAAAGAAGTTGCCGGATGAGACGAGGACGTATGTTCAGCGCGTCAAGGGTTTTCTTGGCAAGGATGTTTCACGTGAAACAGTGGCGAAAAAAGAGCGGGAGCCTTTGCCCGCGTCCCTGCCTCCAATGGCTGAAGCCCCTCAGACTACTCCTGCAAAAGCAACCACTGTAGCAAAGTTGGACATGGCAAATATGCCGGCAAGCTATAAAGCGGCTTTTGCTTTGGCTGCCTTGGCTGATGCGCAGGACGAAGAGGAAGATCGGGCGTTTAACGAGAACAAGCAGACGGAGACGGAAACATTTTTTGCCAGTTACAAGCCTGTCAATCATTTAGCATCGCTTGATTTGAGCGTGGAGCCGATAGCCATGAAGGATGGCGGGGATGTCAGTGCTGAGACGGAGCGCAAGGACGAGCCTTTGTTTGATGCAGCGTCGAGAACTTTTGTAGACGTTATGACTGGTCGGCGCACACCTATTACTGAAAAAGACTTTACGGCCAAGGAGCAGTTGGCCATGCTGGATGCGGTCAAGAGAAGTCAGGCGCGAGGTGGTAAGGGCCGTGTAGATTATCAGGATTACCCTGATGCCAGCACGGTCGGCCCGGGCTACGTGGACATTAGGAATACGCTGGGTGGTTTTCAGTACAAGCAAAACCCTGATGGCTCCACTGTGATTACAGACAGGTACGATTTCCACGGCCCGAGGGTCGCGGAGTACGAGAAGATGGGCACAGGCGAGAAGCTTGTCAAGTCTGCCAAGAATGCTTTGACGGAGTTTGTAACCAAGGGTTTTAGCCCCCGTGATTTGGCTGGGGAATTGGGTAGGGCGTACATAGGCAGCAAGGGCCCGGAAGTAAATATCCGTATTCCTGTTAATCGTGCTGACGGCAGTCCTGAAGAGGGCGAGCAGGTGAAGTTTTCGACGCAGGCGCAGCCTGCTCGTGGAGCCGCGCCCCCGCCTCCTGCTACGCGCAGTGCCAAGGAGCTTGATGCGTATATAAAGGCGATGAATCCGGGCGCAAGGATTTCGTATTTCCCTGAAGGGGGCGGTACATTTGGGTATGTGAACTCAGATTCGCCAAACAGCTTAAACATTCAAAGAAGTTTAAGCCCACAAAGGGATGAAGAGACAAAGCTGCATGAGTTGGAGCACAGTCTTACGTTCAGGGCAGGGGATCCGCTGGGTCGTCCAAAGGTAAAAGCTGTGGATAACAACTACCAAGCGTATTACATGCTGGGTAGTTGGCAGCCTATGTCGCAGTTCACAAAAAACATGGTGGAAAACAAGGAAAAGCTAGAGAAATTCTTTGGCCGTCCTTTGAACAATGCTTACTTCCAGCCAGAAACTTTGCAATCTGTGAAAAAGCAGCAGGGCGACACATCGGCATTGTTTGATGAGCAGATGGCAACCTTGTCTGCGCTTGAGCAAATCACGGGCAAGTCCTTGACGCGTGATCCGGAGATGAAGAAGTTGTTTCCAAGCGTCAAAGTGATGTCTGTTTATGATGCGTTGACGGGTCCTCGTCAGACGCGCATGGATCCACGTGATTTGCCGCCCAGCACGCCTCAGCCGGCATACACCTACAGGGACAATCCTGTTACGCAGTTCTTGCACAAAACGTTTTTGAACGATAATTTTTACCCCTATCAGAAGCCTGTCAGGCGTGCAAACGGCGGCGATGCAGAACCGACAGCGGAAGAGATAGCAGCGGCAAGTACTCCTGCTTTTATTGCGCAGAAGTCGGGTATTGGACGCAAGCAAGGCAACATATCTAAGGCGTTGAAGTCTGGTGAAGCTCTGACGGAAACAGCCAAGGGTTTGACGATGCTGCCGCAGAACATTGTGGGTGCGCCGGTTGATTTGGCGACGATGGCGATGCGTCCGTTTGGCTACAACGTTGAAAAGCCATTCATGGGCAGTGATTATCTGAAGGAAAAATCACGGTCCGCGGGCCTTGCATTCAAGCCCTCTGACGATCCAACGTTGGCCGGCTTCTACGGTGCTGGTGATTTAGCCAGTAATCTGGTCAATCCTGCAGGTGCTACGCGCACGGGTGTAAAAGCTGCGGAGAAGACGGGTGAAGCAGCCAAGATGTTGGCGCGTGATTTCCAAGGCTACAACCAGCAGTTAGAAGTTCCCGGTGCTTCGTATGCAATTCGCAATCGTGGCACACCATTTTTGGGTACGCCTCAACAAGTTAACTATCAAGGCAAAGTTACGCGTGAAGCGATGAGTGAGGCGGATGACTATGCAGACTGGTTGGCCCGTAATTTTGGCAGTGAGCCATCATTAAAAACATGGCTAAGGGACAAAGTAGGGGCATATCTGCGCCGTGACTTTGGAACTGAGAGCGACCAGATGGTTCAAGCTGCGGACCAAGGCAAGAAGCTGCACTTTATGTCGCCTAAGTTGACAGAGAATGTACCGCATCGGTTGGATAGAGACATTGGTTTTTCTCGGGAACTTGAAGGATTTCCAAAAAGCGGTTTTGCCAAAACACCACAGGGCCAAAAAGTAGAAGAAGTAATAGATTCCACGATTCATCCGCTTCAATTGCAGGATGTTAGTGCAACATACCAAGTGCCGCCAAGCATGAGGCAGTTTGTGGATACCAATCCTGAGATGCGCGTAAGTCAAATGGGTCCTATTGACGAGAACCTGAAGTTGGATGAGTTGGCGCAGGCGATGGGCAAAATGTTTAAGGAAAAGGAATTTAAGGCGTATGGGGAAACTATTCCTATGCCTAAAGAGTACATTCTGACAGAAGACACTTTGAAGGGCTTGACTCCTGCACAAGCATCTAATCGCGTGGCCAACAAAATGGAATGGGTAGAGAAGAAGCGCGCAGAGTTGGCAGGCGTTGCTATTTCCAAAGATCCACGGATCGTGAGCCACAGTTATGACAACGGTAGCAAGTGGATTAGCCCTGCGGACTTAGCTGACTATCCAAATCAAGCGGAGATGGTTAAAGACATTGGCTGTGCAGGTGGATGGTGCACGGATAAAGCTACTTATGCCATGGACTATGGTTCTGGTGACAATCGCTTAAACATTTTGCTCGATAAAAAGTTTGAGCCACGTGTGCAACTTACAGTCCACCAACCAAGCGTAGGTACGCGTGAGTTTATTTTAGCTTACCCTGATTTGCCTGCAATTGAAGCAATGACATTAGACAGGACACTTACAAAGCAACGGGCAGATGAAATGATTAGAGCAATGCCTGAGTACCAAGAGTTTGTAAAGAACAATCAAAATATAAAACAAATTACAGAGATCAAGGGCCAGTTTAACAACGCTGACTTGCGGGATTCCCCATACCTCAAGCAGGTCCAAGATTTTGTAAAACGCCAAGGCCCTGAATTGAAAAGCGTAATCAACTTAGCCGGTATTAATATGGTTGATGCACGGAATGAAATTGTACAAAAGGTTCTTGATAGACATGATTTAATTAACAAGTATAACCAAAGCTACATGGATAAACTTCTACAACTTAACGATAATTCTTTTTACGTAGACGCGGGAGAGCTTTCGGGCTTACTTAAAAAAGCAGATGAATATACGCCGCCTAATGCAGCGCGAGCAATTCAGATGAATCTCTTTCAAACCAAGGCCACTGGGGGTATGATCGAGCGCCAGCCCAACGATAACCGCAGATATCTGTAAGGACATAACATGCCAATTGAAAAGAACATGACAATCGACGACTTGCCAAGTGGCGATGTCGCCGTGGAGATGGAAGACGAGCTGCCCTCAGAGATTGACATTGAGTTTGATACAGAAACAGGCGGTGTACTGGTCAACATTGGTGCAGAGGAAGACGATATTGCCTATGACAGCAACTTAGCCGAGGTCATTGAGCCAGACGTCTTGCAGCTTATCTCTTCTGACTTGATGTCGTTGTTTGATGCTGACAAATCTTCACGCAAGGAGTGGGAAGAGCAGTACAGCAAGGGCATGAAGATGCTGGGCTTCACGTTTGAAGAGCGCACCAAGCCGTTTAAGGGCGCGTGCGGCGTGCAGCACCCACTTTTGACAGAGAGTATTGTTCAGTTCCAGTCACAAGCACTGAAGGAATTGATGCCAGCGGGCGGTCCTGTGCGCACACAGGTGTTGGGCAAAGAGACACGTGAGAAGTTGATGCAGGCAGACCGCGTCAAGGACTTCATGAACTACCAAATCACCACGGTGATGGAAGAGTACACACCTGACTTTGATCAGTTGTTGTTTTATGTTGGCTTTGGTGGCTCTGCATTTAAGAAGGTGTACTTTGACGAGACCAAGGGCCGCATGGTGAGCGCTTTGGTGCTGCCTGATAACTTGTACATCCCCTACACGGGTTCTTCTGTGATGAGCGAGTGCCAGCGCATCACGCACCGCGTTCCGATGTCCACGAACGATTACCGCAAAGCAGTGATCCGTGGTCAGTATTTGGATACAGCGCAGATGACGACTGCGGCTGAGACAGGCCAGAGCATTATCAAGAAGGAAACAGACCGCACAACGGGTGTTGATCCTACTGGTGTGGAAGAAGAGATCTGTTTGTTGGAGTTCTTGGTTGATCTAGACATCAGGGGCTTTGAGCACAAGGATGAGGACGGCGAAGAGACAGGGATTAAGCTGCCATACATCGTCACGATTGACGAGATCTCGCAGTCTGTTGTGGGTGTGCGTCGCAACTGGAAAGAAGGCGATCCTTTGTTTGCGCGCAAGCAGTACTACGTGCATTATTTGTTGGTGCAGGGCCCCGGTGCTTATGGCTTGGGCTTTTTGCATTTGGTGGGGGGCCTTACGAAGACTGCTACTTCTGCATTGCAGCAATTGGTGGATGCAGGAACGCTTGCTAACTTGCCAGCAGGCTTTAAGGCCAAGGGTGCGCGCATTGCGAACGACGATACACCGCTACAGCCCGGTGAGTTCAGAGATATGGACGCTGGTGGTGCGGAATTGTCTGCGTCGCTCTTGCCATTGCCATACAAGGAGCCTAGCCAAACGCTGTTTGCGCTGCTTGGTTTCTGCGTAGATGCTGGCCGCCGTTTGGCAAGCATTACGGACATGCAAGTTGGTGACAGCAACCAGAATGCTGCTGTGGGAACGACGATTGCGTTGCTTGAAAAAGGCAGTGCGGTGATGTCTTCAATTCACAAGCGTTTGCACTACAGCCAGCGCATGGAATTTCAGTTGTTAGCCAAAGGTTTCTCGGAGTTCTTGCCTGACGAATATCCATACGATGTTCCCGGTGAGAGCCGCAGGATTAAGAAGCGTGACTTTGATGACCGCATCGATGTTTTGCCTGTCTCTGACCCCAACATCTTCTCTGTTGCCCAGCGTATCACGATGGCGCAGACGCAATTGCAATTGGCGCAGAGCGCACCGCAGATGCACAACATGTATGAGGCCTACCGCCGCATGTATGAAGCCATTGGTGTGCGTGACATTGATCAGATTTTGAACACACAGAACGTGGACAAGCCAAAGGATCCTGCAAGCGAGAACGCACAGGCTTTGGACGGCTCACCCCTCAAAGCTTTTGCTGGTCAGCAGCACGATGCGCACATCATGGCGCACATTATGTTTGGCATGAGCCCGATGATGCAGTCGATGCCCAATGTGGCAATCAATTTGCAGAAGCACATCTTTGAGCACATCCGTTTAAAGGCGGAAGAAGAGGTGGAAGCCGAGTTGTTCCGTCAATACGGCACTGATCCTGAGGGCTTGGTGTCTGCTTTGCAGCGTGAAGCGATGGTTGCAATGAAGGTTGCGCAGGGTTATCAGGAAGTTAAGAAGCTTCAGACGGATATGTCGGGCCCACAGGAAGATCCTTTGGTCAAATTGAAGGAAAAAGAGCTTGAACAAGGCGCCCAACGCGACCAAGCCAAGGCTCAGATCGAGCAGGCGCGCTTGAATGTGGACCAACAGCGCTTGGGCCTTGATCAGCAGAAGGAACAATCTGATGTTCAGTTTGATCAAGCCCGTTTGGCACTGCAACAACAGGTCGCTGCGCAGAAAAATTCGCAAGATGCAATTAAAAATGCCCAACTAGGAGCAAGAAATGCAAGCCAAAGTAACAAAAACCGCTAAAAAAGCGCCCAAGGAGATGTCCGGGGCGCCAAAAAAGGTAAAAACACCACAAAATGACCCACGTGTCACGTATGTTTATCGCAAAGATGCCTTTAAGAAGGTAAAAATAGCGTAAATCTGTGCATAATATGCACGTAACCTTCGGACAGGGGTCTATCTGTCTGCTTCATTGGAGTTATCCATGCTTGAATTTGCAGAAAAAGTCATATTTGCCATTCGCAAGCTTGAAAACGAAACTAAAGACTTCGTTAGCAGCGGCAATGTCAAATCGATGGAGCAGTACAAACATTTGATGGGCCGGTTAGAGGGTTATGCGTTTGTTCAGGAAGCCATACAGGATGTCTTGAGCAAGAACTCTGATCTTTAAAGGACCAAACAGATGGAAATGACTGCATTAGAGAAGCGTTGGGCGGAGGCCGCGGTGGAAAAAGCTGCCGCTGAGGTCGCTGCTGCGGAGGCTGCTGCTGTAGAAGAAGCAGAAGAAGAGCAACGCATGGAAAACATCAGGGAACACCTTCCACAGCCGACAGGTTGGCGGATTGTTGTTTTGCCCTATAGAGGCGCTAAGAAAACCAAGGGCGGGATTGAACTTCCTGAGCAAGCCTTGGAACGACAGCAACTCACTACCACTTGCGCATACGTTTTGGCCGTTGGCCCACTTGCTTACAAAGACACCGACAAGTTTCCGGACGGTCCTTGGTGTAAAGAAGGCGATTGGATCGTTTTTGGTCGTTACGCAGGCGCACGTATGGGCATTGATGGTGGAGAGATCCGCATTCTCAATGATGACGAGATTCTGGCCCGTGTTAAGGACCCAGAAGACATTCTGCACATGTAAGGAAGCATATGACACAAGTGATGAACGATTCGCAACTTGAATTTGACCTTGGGGAGGGAGAAAAAGCCACGGATGTGAGCTTTGATCAACCTGAGGGCAACGAGAGTCCTGCTGCGCCTGAAGTAGAAGCTAAGATTTTCCAAAAACCTGAGCAAGATTTAGCGCCTAAGAATGAGCTGGATGAGATTAGCGAAGGGGTGCAAAAACGCATCTCTAAACTCACTGCACGCATGCGCGAGGCCGAGCGCCGTGAGCAAGCTGCGCTTGAGTATGCCAAGGGATTGCAGAACCAAACACAAACTTTGCAGCAAAAGCTTGTTCAGACGGATTACAGCCGCCTGAGTGAGGCAAAGACTCGCTTGGAAACGCAACAAACGCAACTGCGTCAGATTATTGCCAAGGCCCGTGAAGAAAACGACATCAACACTGAGTTGGAAGCGCAAGAGCGTTTATCTGATTTGGTAGGTGAGCAGCGTCAAGTAGCGGGCTGGTTGCAAGCACAACAAGTTGCTGCGCAACAACAACAGTATCAGCAGGCTCAACAGCCTGTGCAACAAGTACAGCAGCCACGCCCTCAGCCTAACCCTCAAGCAGAGGAGTGGGCAGAGAAGAATCCTTGGTTTGGACAAGACCGAGTGATGACCTATGCTGCTTGGGGCATACATCAAACACTTGTTGAACAAGAAGGTGTTGACCCTAACTCACAGGAGTACTATACTGAACTCGATAGACGTGTCCGGAGTACATTTCCAGACAAGTTTAAAGACCAATCCAGACAACAGCGTTCCGCGCCTGCTGTTGCACCTGCTGCCCGTAGTTCGGGAATAAATAGTGCGCGCCGTACTGTCCGGCTTTCGCCGAGTCAGGTTGCTATAGCAAAGAAACTGGGCGTTCCTCTTGAAGAGTATGCCAAGTATGTTAAGGAGTGAAACAATGACTAAAGTTACTATCGATAAAGCCCCTCGCGCAACCCGCGATACGGAAAAACGTCGCCGTCCTTGGACCCCTCCCTCACGTCTTGACGCGCCTCCTGCCCCTGAAGGGTTTAAGCACCGTTGGATCCGTGCCGAAGTGAATGGCCATCTGGATAAACAAAACGTCTACGGACGTCTTCGTGAGGGCTATGAACTAGTCCGTCTTGAAGAGTTGCCAGAAGAATATCAAGGCATGATGCCTACCGTTGATGACGGTAAGCATGCTGGAGTGGTCTCTGTAGGTGGACTTTTGCTTGCAAGAGTTCCTGATGAGACCATTGCAGAGCGCAACGAGTATTACCGTCGTAAGGCTCAGGAACAGTTACACGCTGTTGACAACGAGATGATGCGAGAAAACGCTCACTCTACAATGCGGATTCAGGCTCCCGAGAGGAGCTCGCGCACAACATTCCGTCAACAATAAAACGTTGATTTTTTAATTTTTGTAGGAGCTACAAATGGCAAACGTCAATAAGCCTTTTGGTTTGCGTCCCGTTGGTAACCTGTCCGCTACTGGTGCTCAGAAACAGTACGGCTATCAGATTGCTGACAACCAAGCCGGAGCAATTTTCCAAGG